CGCAGCCCCGTGGGCTGCGCGTCCAATGTCGAACTACGTTCGACGTCCATAGTATCTGTTATGAATACGTTCCGGAAGCACTGGTATCAGTACCCTACAGGCGTTACAACCTGTAAGTTCTGCAGTCTCTCCGGGCCTCCGTTAACGCTTGACTTGGACTTACCAGCCCCCAAAATTGGGGATCTGTTTGAGTTCAGGACAGCGAAGACGAGGTCAAAACGCAAGTCGAGGAAATGGCACTTCTTTCAGCACTTTCGTAGTGCTTGGGATAATGCCGCTGTACTCGACCAAACGTTTCCAGTCGTATCTAGCATAGGAGGCAGCAATAATGCTGACTTCTTTGTTAAGACGCGAATGGGACTCTACTCGAAGGAGTGGACGTACTCAGCCGGCGAGCTACCTAACCCAGACATTGGGTTAGAAGCTTGGTATGCCGGTCCTATTACGGAACCTGATAACCCCGAATTATTCGAGGTTACGGAACCTGATGGGACTGACGACTTAGTTGTAAGTTCTCTAAAGTACTTACATCCTAAGTTGCAAAAGAAGGTCAGTCTGGTAAACTCAGTTATTGAGTTGAAGGACCTGATCACTCTGAAACATACGATCTCGCGAATTGCCAAGCTTATCTTTTCCTTTAAAAACGGAATAGGTAAGCAAACGCTTCGTGCGATTCTCGGTTCGGCGGCAGACGGTTATCTGCAAGCGCAGTTTAACATTCTGCCGTTGATATCTGACATTAAGGCTGTAATAACAGCCTTATCCGCGACCAGGGAGCGCCTCAAGCGTGACCTAGACGCGTCCGGTTCGCCAGTTACCTCCCGATATCGGAAGGTGTTGCTGCCGAAGCCGACGTTCGTAGACGAAACCGAGCCTCTTGATGAATATCGAGGTTTGTGGAATGATACCAATTTAATTTGGCCGTCATTTGCCGCATTCCAAGATACCTTTAGGATAACTCGGTCAGTAGTTAACGTTTCGTCGGTTTTCCATGCGCAACTGCAGTATATTGCAAAATATACTAAAGTGCAAAGAGAGAATGCTCTCTTATTTAGCAGACTGGATGATCTTGGGGTTAATCTTAATCCCGCTATCATTTGGAATGCTATCCCGTGGAGTTTTGTCGTGGATTGGATTGTAAATGTACAATCCCTTCTTGACAAGTTCGCCATAGGGTTCATGGACCCGGAAGTGCAGATACTGCAATACTCATACTCCATTCGCCGAGAACGAAACATACGGTTGACCATATCGGTCAATCATAATGACGGTCAAAGCGGGTGGGCTGAGTATAGGTTTCCTACTGTCAATCAAGTGGCTTATCGCCGTGTAGTTGACATGCCGAAACCGAGCTTAGTTGAACTAAGCGGGCTATCTCTTAAGGAGTTTAGCCTTGCGACGGCCCTCGTGTTATCACGACAGCCTAAGCATCACACAGACAAGCGGAGGGCGAGAGGACTAACGAGACGAAAGTCTCTTCCAGCTGATCTCTTTAAAAAGATCAGGCGGGTCCGCCCTTCGCGATAACAAAGCATGCTAAGTAATACACTTAACACGAATGAAGTCAAGAACGCGGCAGGTACTGAGGTTGAATTCAGTCGCCTGTCGATTGACACCCGTCAGACTGAGTTCGCTACTATTAGCGAAACTCCTTCTGCGCCCCATCGCCTGAAGATTGCTCATCAGGAGTCGGGGTCGGGGTTAACAAAGCGTCGGAGGTCGGTTGTTCGATTTGACAAAACTGTCATTTCGACTGTCGATTCTTCGACGCCAGTTACCGTTTCAGCGTACATCGTTTTGGACGCCCCTGTGGGCGCCTTGACGGCTAACACTGAAATGACCAATGTAATCGCGGAGATCCTTGCTTTCTGTGCCACAACTGGCGCAGGGACAACAGTTCTCTTTGATTGCACTGGCAATGGTGCCAATGCCCTGGTCTCGGGTGGCCTGTGAAAAATCACAGAAACACTAAAGGTCAGGGACGTTCCGGTGCCTGCGCCCTTCTATCAGGTTTAATCCTGTTAGGGTGCAGTGCCACCGACTTCGATCTGAAGATGAAAGAACCGCGAATAGGTAACCCGAAAGCTCTACCATTAGTGGTAGAATCGGGCCCTACAAACGGCATTTCATCTCCAGTCGTTCCGGCCGTTTCTAAACGGCTTGATTGATCGTTCTGATCCACGGACTAGGAGCGTTCAGAGTAAGCTGGCGCTGGAGTTCCTCAATCGTCCCCCTAAAGGGGATTACTAAAGGAGTCCAGAAGTCAGAGTACTCTTCGTCCTGGTTCACGGTCAGAAGCGTTCCGTCAATTGTCGTCGGTACCGCGACGGTTAGGAGGAGGATTGATTTCCTCCTTCGGCCGTTCGGTATCGATGGCAAGAATGATTGGTTTGCAGTGAGTTTACTCATTGTATTATCAGTTCGTAAGTTAGATGGAGTCACGGAGTGTATGCATGCTCTAGGAATGTTACCTTATGGTACATGATAAGAGCCTAGATGATAATGAAATCATCGCTGCACTACTCCGTGATGTCTTTAGACACCATGGAGTCGTGTTCAACAATTCGAGTCAAAAGAATACCCTTAACAAGGTATCCTCTCGAATCGCATCGGAAGGGCTAGGTTTTCTTTCGAAAACCTTGCCCCGCCTGGGGAAAGCGCTCGATAGAGCGTTGACCAATAGTACGCCGCTGAACTGTGCTGAGCATGGGTTTGAACCCATCCCCGGCAGTAACTTACCCAAGTTTTTGGGTGAGCTCTTCAGTTTGGTACTATATCCAGACGGGACTGTCCTTCCGGAACCGTCAGTCCAAGCAGTCCGTTCATTACGACAAGTTCTGTATTTATATTATAAGTACGAACTGCCGTATAGTACGGAGCAAGAACAGCAGGTCGTTGATCGGTTTGTGAAAACCGAAGACGACTTATCGATAGTTACAACGTCTCTTCGAGAAATCGAAGAGGCCTGTAATGCAATCCCCTGGTCTAATCGCCCATATTCTATATGGGACGACCAACTGAGGATTGTGCGCGACGCCCAACGACTTCTTGCGAAGTTGTTTGCGTCTTTTGACCCGAAAAACGTAATCCCTCGACACGGCCCCGGTGCTGTTGCTACTAAGCAACAGCTTTGGGAGAAGTACCGTTGGACTAACGTTTCGGCGAACATCGCTAAATATTACCCCACTGATTCGTATTATTACGTATCATATGGGCATATTTGCGACGAGTTAAAGCAATTCGTTGCTTTAACTGAAGTGGACCTTCCTGCACGGGTAGTACTCGTGCCGAAGGACTCACGCGGGCCACGACTTATATCCTGCGAACCCGTTGATTATCAATGGATTCAGCAAGGTCTCGGTCGGGCCATTGTCGAGCATGTGGAGAGCACTGAACTCACAAAGTTCAATGTCTTCTTCACCAATCAACTACCTAACCAATTTGGTGCCCTTTTAGGGTCTCAAGATGGAAGGTACGCGACGCTTGACCTCAATGAGGCAAGTGATCGCGTCTCGGTTGATCTGGTTCGCCTACTATTCCCGCCTCATATATATGAGGCATTGGAAGCATGTAGGAGCTCAGCTACAAT